TTACGTAGCCGGAGAAATCGTCGCCTTCCTGCTCGTCAGGATCGACTAGCTTGCGGACGCCCGCATGGATGCTTGGCTCCCAAGACTCAGGAAATTCCGGATCCCAATTATCCGCCGCTCCGCTGGATCCGTAGGCGCGAAACCATTCAATTTCGCCGCCGCTATCGCCGTAGTCTGCACCACGGAACTGGTGATTTTCCCGCACCCACAGCCGATCGCCGGCCTTCACGCGCTGCCATGGCGATGGTCGATCGAAGCGATCTTTCGGGTCCGTGAGTACGCCGACATGGCGGCCGGATTCTTTCCACGCCAGCCGCCGCGTCATGGTCTTTCGGCCGTCCAGCAGTGCGCGCACCATCGGGGCGGAGAAGATAATAGGGATGTCGGTCATTCAGCTGCCCTCTGCACGATATCGGCGACAGTGGAAGGCCGCGCCGCATCGGCCATGATCGCCGAGACGCAAGCCTTCATCTTCGAGACGGATACCGCGTTGCCGATCTGCTTGATCTTCTCTGTCTTGGTGCCGGCGAATTCATATTTCGCCTCTTCGTCATCGAAGCCCATCGCCGCGGCGAGCTCGTGTGGCTCCAGCATCCGGAACAGGATGTCGTATTGCGGCGTAGCTTCGACCATGTTGATGTGGCCCGTAGCGCAGATGGCTGGCGTAGGCTGATCGATGTCATGCACGCGCGGCGCCTGGCCCTCGCGCTCGCCAAATTGAGCGGTGATAAACGCCAACTCGCCACGGTTTGCTGTCGTCAGCGTCGGAAGCGGATCGGCGTCAACATCGCGCGCGCGGTTGCTGTCGTCGGAGTGCGTGACCGGCACCACCATGCCGAAGCGGCCTTTCGACGTGACTGTCGGCAGCGGCTCATCGGAGCTCTGGCAGGTCTCGCCGGAGCCGGAGCCGTAGGGCGAGATCAGGCAGTGACTGTGCTTGGCGACCTGGGTGGGTGTAGGTTCATCGACCGAGCGCGGTGCGCCTTCGCCATGGCGAGACAGCACGAACGGTTCGACGATGTAACCACCGCCATCGCAATTCGAGGTTGGTGCGGGTTCTTCGATCGAATGTGATCGAGTTTCGCCGTAACCATCGCCATGCCGATTGAGGATAAACGGCTCGGCCAGCCATACCCCGCCCTTGGTGTCGAGCGTAGGAACGGGGTCGACCGAAACGCCTTTCGCCTGGTTGCCTTTGCGACCGTTCATGATGACCGGTTCGGCCACATAGATATGACCGGCGTGCGATGTCTGTGTCGGAAGCGGCACGGCGACGTCGCTGGCGGTAGACATTCCCTTCATGTTCACGATCATCGGTTGCGCAAGGCCGATGTGGGTGCCGTTAGCCGCAATGGTCGGCAACGGCTGATCGACGGATTGCCCAGCCATGTGATTGCGCAGGATGACAAGGAACGGCTCCGGCCAGCCGAACTTGACGGCGCCGGCGTGGATTCTCGCCAGCGTCTTCGGCGCGAGCGGTTTCTTTCGGTCGAAGATTGACCTCCCCTTGATCTCCCAATCGATGATATCGCGCGCCGGCCGCCATGGCTTCACAGTCGGGAATAGCTCGAGTCCGTCAGCGCGCCTGGCATGCGTCGGCATCGGCCACGAAACCCGCCGCTTGTCGCTACGGGCCATCAGGATGAATCGCTGTCGCGTCGTCGCGTCGCCATAGTCCGCGGCGTTCAGCTTGCGCCATTCCGGTTCGAACCCAAGACGTTTGATCGTATCGATCCAGGCGTTGAAATATTCGCCCTTTCGGGACTGAACCGGCTTGCCGGTGCGGCGATCGACCGGGCCCCAGCTGGTAAACTCCCAGACGTTTTCGATGATCAGGCGCTTGACTCGCAATTCGGTCAGCCAAGTGATGATGTGCCAGGGATCGGAGCGCTGCTGGTCCGACGTCGGTTTGCCGCCGCGCGCAACGGAGTGATGGGTACAGGTCGGCGACGCCATCAGAAGATCAAGATAGCCCTCTGGCACGATGAGGTGAGGGCGCACAGTCGAGATGTCCTGGCAATGGTGGCGCGCCTCCGGATGATTCTTGGTGTGCGTCTCGATCGCCACCGGCCAGTGGTTGACGCAAACCAACTCCATCTCGAGTCCGAGTTCGTTCAACGCGCGCGCGCAACCTGTCGACGAACCGCCGGCGCCGCAAAGAAGGTCCGCAACCAGGATCTTCCGCCTGCTCATCGCCGCACCACCGATCCGTCCATACGTTTCTTGAAACCCGACGCCTTCGACCCGGGGATGGGTCGCTTTTTCTTCGTCAGGCCGTAATTCTTTTTAAGCACGCGATCGGCTTTCGCCATGCGCGGATTGTCTTCGGTCTCGGTCTTGATGTCGGCGCAGGTCTTGCAGTGGACCTTGCAGTTCTCGATCGTCGGTTCGCCGCCGAGTCCGTCCGGATCGTCGTGCTCGTAGATCGGCGTCCCGCGGATCGGAAGGGTGCAGCTCTCGCAGTGTGGAATGCCGTCACGGCAGCATCGCCGAAATGCCGCCTTCTTGACCGACAGCGGAAACTCTCTCCGATTATGGCCGCGTAGACTGGTCATCGCATCGCCCCGTTATAGAAGGCGCGATCCGCCTGGGCGTTCATTTCGCGGGTCATCTGGCGATCGAGCTCGCGCGCGACGTCGGGGTGCATCACCAGCGTGCGGCCGTTGTTGAAGGAGTAGACCGTTTGACGCGGAACCTCGCGCATCAGGATGTTCTGGGCGAATCCGCGCTTGAGGCGGCGCCGTGCTCGCGACGGCGAGCGAACCTTCGACCAGTCCTCGACATAGTCGACGAGGTTACGATCTTCGACGATGCGCGCGCCGCCGAACGAACAAAAGCCGGTCCCAAAATCTACGCCGCTCACCGATCGCTCTCCAACTTGCTGGAAAGCCAGATGATGGCGGTGCTGGCCAGAAGGCTGCCGCCGATCGCGATGTAGACATAGGCGAGCACGATCGCCGCGCCGTGGATCACGCTATCGGGCATCGCTGCGTCTCCGGTTCAGCCAGTGCCGCGCGGTGAAGACTTTGTCTTCATCCATGTCCGGCTGTCGTGTCATCCATTCGAGATAGGAGGAGTCACACTGCGACCAGAGCACGCCCTTATGCTTGCCGAAGTTGATGGCGCCCGGCAGCAGGGAAGGCTGGTTGCTCCATTCGATCAGCTGTTCGATCGGCTGGGCCGTCAACGCGCGCGCCACGAGATGCGCGGTGATGTAGCAGTCGGGTCCAGCGCGGTGCGGAGGCATCGCTAGCTCGGCCTGGAAATCATAACCGCCATCGATGCCGAGAAAATATCGCAGCGTCTGGTTCTGGAAGTTCGGAGCGTCCGGCCAAAGCCGCATCCCAACCTTTCGGGTGCAGATCCAGGGGACATTGCCGCCGGTATAGAACTCGCGTTCAAACTTGGCGTTATGCGCGCAGAAGACGTCTGGCGGTCCGTCCATCAATTGTATCAGACCACGGTCGACCGACGGCGCGTGCTCGACATCGCGATCGCGAATGTGGTGGACGGCCCGCGCTTCCGGTGGGATCGGCCGACCTGGATTGACGAACATCGCGCTCGGCATCCCGACGGTGACCTTGCCGTCATTGATGGTGACGTCGCATTGCCCGATCTGGCAGATGGCGGCATCGGGCGGCACGCCCGTCGTCTCAAAATCGATAACGCGAATTTTCATGAGTATCCCCCTTATGCGGCGTCTTGTGCCGCCGGCAGCGGCATCGTCTTCAGTTTTTGGAGCTCGGCGTCATATTCGCCGCGCTTCAACTTGTCCTCGTTGCGCTTCTGGACTAGGCGCCAGGCCATCCGCATCCAGGCCAGCTCGGCGGCGTTCGGCTCCCCGCCGATCATCTGGATCGCGTCGGTATGGCGGGTGAGCAGCGACGCCGCCTTGTCGCGAACGCCGGCGAGGTTCTGGATGTAAACGTCGCGCCAATCGTCAGACAAAACCGACACTTCGGAATGGGTGACGCCCGCGGCCGTGGGATGGGGGCCGCTTTCGGCCGCGGGCGTATCCGTCCGGTCAGGGCGTGCGGCGCCCTCGGACGAATTGGAAACTTGAGCGGATAGCGTCGCAACGTCGACACCGATCAGGCCGGCGATATACTCAAGCACGGCCTGTTTTGACTTCTGAAACTCTTCCTTGTTCATGGCGTCGTTGCCGGTGGTCTTCTGCGACCGCGCCGTTCCGATGATCACCGTGGTGCCGTAGATCGTCACCACCGCAGATTCATCGAGGCGGGCGGCCAGCGCGGCCACCTCTGCCGCCACCGCCTCGGTCCCGCAGACGACAGTGCGCTCGATCACCCATCCGCATTTGATAAGAGACCATTTGCGCAAGTGTTCGGGGTCGGGGTACCGCTTTGACAATTTCTCGGGCAAGTTCTTCCACGCCTCACGCACCGCTGCAAAATAATGGTTGTGACTATTGGTCGAGCGCGGTTCATGGATGGCGAGCTCGTATTCCTGTCCGTCGACAAAGGTTCTGTCGAACAGCCATCGCTGTTTCGGGATCAGCGTGCCTGCGACGCAGCGATATGTGATCGGTTGCGTGGTCAATGGCGCACCGCCTCGGGACGGGCTTCAGCCTTGGCCATCGTCGCATGATAGGCGACCGTCAGTTCGTCTCGGACGGCTGCCATGTCGCGCATGTTGATAGACAGGATTTGCGGCTCGCTCGGGTCCCAACCGGTAAGCGCGGTCATCGCCGCCATTGCTCCGGTGAAGAACAGCTCGCGATAAAGTTCGCGATGCTCGTCGCAGCAAAACCCATTCGGGAAGTTCGTTTCGATGACAAGCTTCCAGCTTTCCTCGATCAGCTTCTCGGTCATGCCGCAGCCCTCCGGATCTCGGCGAGATAAGGCGAGCGATAGTTGCGCATCGCCTCAACCGTCATCCGCAGTTCGTCGACGAAGCGGTTCACCTCGCCGGACAGGTTGGCGATGTAGCCTTCGTCGCGGTAGACGCGTTTCACGAATAGATGCAGCTTCGGGCAGTAGCTGACGAAGTCCCACCACTCGCGCTCGGAAACCCATAGGCTGCCCTGCACCTGGGCCCGGTGTTCGGATGGCAGTTCGCCTCGCTTAAGGCGGTCAAGCTGGATATGAGCGAGCGCGCACTTGATCTCGAGTCCGCCGTTCTTGCCGATCAGGGAATCGGGACTGGCGCCTTTGTTGCCGTTTAGGATGAAGCCGACGCGCGTCGGATCGACGTCCGCCAGCAGGGCGTAGCAGTTGCGGGCGTCGTCTTCCTGGGCGTTGCCGCGCTCCATGTGCTCGTTGGTGAACTTCTCCATTGGCTCGCCGGTCAAGATTTCGCCGGCGAGCTTGAGCATGTAGGCGGAGCGAGTCTTGCCTTCACCCTTCGCCATGACGGTCGCGAAGTTCGACGCGGTGGGGATTCCCATCCGCGCGCGGAACCACTCGTCGCTGCCCTGTTCGCAATTGATGATCTGGATCAAAGCGGCGCCCTCTTGGCTTCCAGACGCGACTTGACGTCATCGAACTTACCGACCGGAAGCTCCGACAGCTTTTCGACCTTGGCGTATGTCAATAGGCGCGGCTCGTCGGCCTTCACTTCCTTGATGAGGTCCTCGAGGATTTTCAGCTGCGCGGCGGTGATGACAGCCGGCGGCTCGGAGCCGTTGCCGTCGTCATCGTGCGCGGCAGCCAGTCCGAGGGAGGCCTTCAAGGTGTAGCGTTCAAGATAGGTGACGGTAGACGCGATCGCCTGAATATCGTTCTTGCTGCCGGTGCCATCCCGGCTGGACTGCAGCGACGTTTCCTCGCGGTGACCGTGGCCGGTGATGATGCACGTCACCCTGATCTGGCCGTTCTCAAGGTGCTCGGTGCGGAAGCGATGGGCGAGCCCATGCTTATGCAATACGGGCCGGATGGTCTCGACCACCACGGCCAGGTCTTCGTGCTTGTAGGTGGTGCGCAGGATGTTGCCGGCAGCGTCTTTCTTGCTGGTCTCGTAATCGACCAGCCTGTTCTTGACGATTAGCGGCATCTCGGCCTGCGCATTGGCCATGGCGACGTCGAAGGCCTTGCGCGCCTGGTTCGCCTCCCAACGTTCCTGAAGGTCCATGATCTCCTTCAGGTCGGCGCCGGTGATGCCCTTCTCGATAGCGCGCTCGACGATCGAAACCGGATTGACGGGGGCGGGCGCCGGATGCGGAGTATGCACGGCGACCGCCTGCGATGGCGCCTGCGGTGCCGCCTTGGCCTTCTTCGGCTTGGCGGCCTTCGGTTCGGCGTGATGCTCGATCACAGTCATGGGGTGAGACTCCTGTTGGTGACGGATTCGATGGCCTTGTGCAGGCCGTCATTGAGGAAGGCGGTTTGGTCGGCGATCTCGGCAAGGTCGAGATAGGCGGAGCGCAAGGCGACAAAGTTCCTGTCGGATATGGCGACCTGCATCCTTGTGGTGGCGGCGGAGTAACGAATCGCCAGCGCCTCATATTCGGCGGCGGACCATTGCGTCCGCTCGATCGCCCAAAGCTCGGCGGCGCGCCGCGTAAAAGCTTCTGACGGGCCGGGCGCTACTCCGGCTTCCTTTCTAGCAATGCTTCCGGCGGACCGAATTTCTTCGGATTCCGGCTGGCCCGCCTGTGTCACGTCCCATTGAAGGGCTGCGGCAGGAGCGTCACAGGTGCGTGCGTGTCTGCTTTCCACGCCGCCGTCAGAACTGTGAATTCTATCAATCGCCGACTCCGGCGCGTGGTCACCAACGCGGATCATGTTCATGGCGAAACCTCTCGCAGGGCCGTATCGCGGG